AATATTGGTTATAAAAAATCATTACGAACATTTAACCCAAGAGTTTATATAGAGGTAGAAGGTAGTAATGAGGGCGAACTCCCTACAACAATCGGCACGTTACGCAACATATCAAGAGACATGACTCGTATTTTAGGAGAGGATTTTAACATATCATTGTTAGACCGATGTGAGGGAGGAATACAAATTAAACCATATGGTACAGACAAGGAATGTCATATCCGTTTTAATGGATTTGACTTCCCACCAAGAGTTAATGAACAACCTGATAGTTGTATTACGTATTTAAGCACGAAATATGAAGGGAAACTTTCTATGAATATATGCTCATATACTAATAATATACGAGATAGAGAAGATAAAATACCAAAAAGTATTAAACAGGCATTTATCAAAAGTTTTTGTAATAATATAGACATAACAACTAATGGATATACATTATACAAAGAAGTTATAGATATAATAAACAACTGAAACTACAATCCACTCCCGATCTCTAAATTATTTTCAACTCAAATACCTTGACAAGAATATCTTGTATCAGGGTCTTTGTTTATCCTTCCGATTCACCCCTGAGTTGTATCTTGATAATGCCACGCAAAACATTGATCTTTAAATTTCATAAAATATACACAATTATTGGGATATACGTAGCGTTTATAAATATATTTACCATATTTTACAATAAAATTATCTTCTATGACTGGATTATTCATAAGAAACCCAGTATGAAATGTTTCAACCCTTTCGGGTTCTCCAAATGTATATTCAACTTCTCTATCTGTCATCATTTCGCTTGTGAAATCATATGGTGGAAGTATACTTTCATATTTTTCTTTCTTGATTGATGTATTTCCCATATTTATGGTTATGAATTAATAATATTAATAAATCATAAATCAATTATACAACCATCGCACGAATAGGATTCTCTGTAAAATCTATTTCGCGCGGTTCTTCTTCATATTCATCATCGTTATCATTCATACACGCATAACTACAAGATACAAATAAAGGTCTTATTAGATATGAAAACATACAGAATAAAAGTATGCAAGAAATAATTAAAAAAGAGTTGTCTTGCATATTTTTATATAATAATATATTTTTCTTTATGTTAGACATAATTTAAGCAGAAGTTTTTATATTATTATAATATGGAAAAATATACAATCTATGTTCTAAAACTTGTTAAAGGAAAATGGTATGTGGGTAGAACGACTGATATACACAAACGTTATCTTTTACATAAAAAAGGAAGGGGGTCTGTTTGGACTAAAATATATCGCCCTTTAAAGGGAATACATTTTGAATATACAGAACAAAGCCCCTTTGATGAAGATAAGACAACAAAAGAATATATGCTCCGTTATGGGATTGATAATGTAAGAGGGGGGGCATATGTCCAACCGAAATTACCAAAAGACATAAAAAAGAGGCTTCAGGAAGAAATATGGGCGGCTATGGATTGTTGCGTTCGCTGTGGTTCATCGGAACATTTTATTAAAAACTGCCCACACCCACCATCCACAGAACCAGAACCAGAACCAGAACCAGAACCAGAACCAGAATCAGAACCAGAACCAGAACCAGAACCAGAACCTGTATTAGACATCCCAATATTTTGTGCTTATTGTGGTAAATCGGGGCATACAATAAATGAATGCTCTGAAAGATGTATTCACTGTGGTCAGTTTGGTCACAAAGAGGAAAAATGTTGGAAACGTTGTTATATATGTAATACATTCGGTCATATTGCAAGAGATTGTGTTTTATTATAGTTTTTTGTCTAACAATTTAAAACCGCGAGTTGGTCCTTTACTCTCCAGTTCACTGGTAGATGCTTCAATAAAATCTCCTTCTGAATCTGAATACACAACTTTACGAACACCTACCTTTTTAAGAACATCCGTACAATGCATACAGGGTTGAGAATCCATAAGAGTCCCTGTTGGAGACAATCGTGTCACAACTAGAGTTGCCGAGTGAATTCTCTTACGAAGAGTTCGTCCCTTTTATGTGTTTCATTTCTCTCATATAGTTGTACACTGCGTGCATTTCTGCGTGGAATGAACACGGGCATCCGTGATCAAACGACGCACACTTTGTCCTATGATGATTATATCCCTTTGATAGAATCTTCCCACCCTTTCCAAGAAGAACCGCTCCATGTCTATTTCCCGAAGGTCGAGAAGAAGACACGCCATACTCACACATCTTAACACACTCATCAATTGCTCGGAACATTTTTTATATTGAACAATGATATGAAAGTTTTATAACGTCAATTTATATCTTAGTTATCGTTTTTAGTTTTTTCTTGATTTCTTAACTTTTCTTGATTTTTTAACCTTTTTTGATTTCTTAACTTTTCTTGGTTTGTTAGTCTTTTTGGATTTCTTAGTCTTTTTAGATTTTTTGCTAATAACACGAGCAGACCCACTGTCATCTCGTGGAAACAAACTTCCTAGGATAGACCCTATTTCCTCTGTTTCATCCGTTGACTTATCCTCCGGGCGTCCCGCGTGTCCTGCTGGCATAATATCTGACATCTTTGCCGGTCTCTCTGAAAGAGTTTCTCCTGATTCTCTATCCCTCTTGGTTGCCCTCTTCGGCTTTGCTCTTGCTTTTCGCCCCGCTTCTTCCTTAGCCTTCTTCTCCGCTTCTTCCTTAGCCTTCTTCTCTGCTTCTTCCATTGCTATTTTCGCCTCTGCCGCTTTAACCGTAGCAATAGCCCCCACTGTTCTAATGCTCCCCGATGATAGTTTGTATTCTACACCATACATTTTCATTAAATCAAATAATGCGCCAGAAACATCTCTAAGTTTTGGATGTGTTTTTCCTGTGTACATCTTCGTCTGTAACCGGCCTAGTACTATTCAAGACAACACTGAGATGCGGTATATATTTTGTATTATTCGCACCTGGGATACCGGTTGTCAACGTATTATAAAAATCTTCAAGATTTTTACATTATTTATCATAAACTATAGATTTATTTACTGAAGAATGAGAATACAGTTTGAAACAAGACTGTACCGCATATGACCAACTGAAATTGTGATACGGAATACCGTATTCATTACATGTTTGTTTTACTATCTGACTGATATATGGATAATGAACGTGACAAACACTTGGGAATAAGTGGTGTTCAATCTGATAATTAATACCCCCAAACATTTCAGATATAATCCATGACGGTATCCCAAAATTTGCAGACCTCCTTGCCTGTAATTCCCCCCAATCTCGAGAACCTAACTCAGCATCGTGATCAATAACTGAACTCTCATATGTATCATGGTCAGGGGCAATACATAGATAGTATAAAGTATTAGCAGAAACATAATAACCAAATACATATACTGGATAATTACAAATGGTGTAAAGATGGTAGAATATTGTAATCAAATATGAGAAGGCATCTCTTTTACTACAAATTTTATTGCGATTAATCGGCACACCCCATATTCGTTTCTTGAACAACGACATAAAATAAACGAGTGATTGTCCAAAGAACTGACCAGGTACTCCACATAGAATTGGAATGACAAAGTATGTTTGATTTTTTAGAATACTTGGAATATATTTCGTAATAGGGTCATCACGTGATTTTCGCAAAAACGGTCTTGAATTTTTAGAATCTGGATCGTGTGTAATTTCACCTGTGAAAGAATGATGGGCATATACGTGATGTCGTGCCCATATGTGATGATTCCACATTAGAGTAGAATTTGTAATACGTGAAAGAGTTTCATTTACACGTGGTTCATAACTCAACGCGTAATGAGACGCATCGTGCATTACATTAAATCCAATAGAAACATGGCAAGCACCGATCATAGTTCCACGTAATAGATTGTCTAACCAACTTGATTCACTAGAAAAAAGACCATACATTAACCAAAATGAAAACATTAAAATACCAATTACTTTGAAAAACCACCACCACGTTGCTTTTGTAGTATTTTTATTAAAATAAAAAGATTTGAGTCTGTTTTGAAGTGTTTTATAAAAATCACCTTTATTGTAAGTGTAATAAGGCACATCTTTTGTGGTGATATCCCGAATTTTATAACTTTTTGCGATGTCTTTTATTTTTTTCAAATCTTTTAACGAATGGTAAGATTCAAACATTGGGGTTGCATCTTCCATAGAACTTGCTGTTTCTAATACATCTTTTCCACCAGGATGTTTATCTACAAAATCTGTTAAGTCATACAACGCATTATGAATACGAACACGCATTTCCAACTATATTATTGTATTATTGTATTATACAGGTTGTTGAGAAATAGGGTTTTTTATTGAAATAATAATCGTATTAGGATTTTCACGAATATCAATCATATATTTTTTATCATTTTTATTCTTTTTTTCTGTAAGATACCATCCATAACAAGCCGCCATAAAAATGACTATAATAACAAATAGTAATGTCACAGTGACTATGATTTGATCAGTGTTCATTGTGATTTATAAAAAATAAGGTGTTTTCTTAAACATCAATTATCATCTAAGACGGAGAACAAGATGGAGTGTGCTCTCTTTTTGGATATTATAATCCGCAAGTGTTCTACCATCTTCCAATTGTTTTCCCGCAAAAATCAATCTCTGTTGGTCAGGTGGAATTCCCTCTTTATCCTGGATTTTAGACTTTATAGTCTCAATAGTATCAGAAGATTCTACTTCTAAAGTAATAGTCTTACCTGTCAATGTTTTAACGAAAATCTGCATCCTATTACTATTTAGAATCTTTGTTTAGACCAACATTGAAAATCCAGTTATAATCGCAAGGACACCGAACATTTTACGCAAGGACGTTTCTTGAATTACTCCCTGAGTCGCTAAATATCCTCCCAGTGTAATTCCTAAAAGCATTCCTACGCCAATCATAATGGACGGTATCAAACGAAGCAATCCTTTCTCCCAATATTGGTATGCTCCCAATGCTCCAACGGGAAGTGTTTGCATTAGAAGAGTTATTCCCACTGCTTCTTGAAATGTTAGACCTCCTAAATAAATCATGCCAGGAATCATTAAAACTCCTGCACCTGTTCCAAGAACTCCTATAGTCAAACCTGTAATTGAACCGACGAGGAGAAGTAATATATTCATATTCTAATTAAGAATATATGGGAAATAAATCATCAGCAGGCTCATCTTCAGTTGTTCCTGATCCTAGGCCACTGCCTCCACCATCCGTTTCATCTCCACCGCCTCCGCCACCAGTTTCATCTCCACCGCCTCCGCCACCCGTTTCATCTCGGCCATCCGTTTCATCTCCACCTCCTCCGCCATCCGTTTCATCTCCACCTCCTCCGCCATCCGTTTCATCTCCACCTCCTCCGCCACCAGTTTCATCTCCACCACGTCCGCCACCCGTTTCATCTCGGCCATCAGAAATGACCTCTTCTCGATGCGATAGTACGTCTTCAACAGAAGAAAGTGATAGCGATACTTCATTGGAAGATAAAACTACATCATCATCAATCAAATCTGCTGCTGCAGCAGCGGCAGCGGGGGCTATATCAAAAGAAACTAGTTCAGAACGAAAACCTGATAATTTTGTTTCAAAAACTCCTACAAAAAAAGAAGTTCAGGAAAATATCAAAAATCTTGGTAAAATAAATCCAAAATTAACACAATATATACGAAGATTTGGTCCTTATACAGAAAAAATTAAATTGGGTAGAAAGGTAACTAGTAAAAGAACGTTAGAAAAAAAAATTAAAGAAATATCTACTCAAGCATGGCACTTTTATACAGCAAATATATTAAAATCTTCGCGTGCAGTTGAGTCTATTTGTGGTGAAATATATTTATGGAATAACAGGGTCCTATTTTGTGAAAAAATAAGTAAAAATGTAATTGGATATTTTACAAGACAACTACCTGTATCAGCAAGATACCTCGATAGAGAATTTCACAGGGCTGAATATTATGATGAGATTAATATTGATAATTGGAAAACAGATACCTTTACGAGCACATATGGAAGAAGTTATTCTGATTCATCAAGCAGTGATTCAGACGAAGATACAGACGATTCAAGTGAATAAGATATTAAAAAAGTGGTTCTGGTGATAAAGTATTCCTAAACATTAAATATTCGAGAGTGTTCCCGTGGACAATATGAAAAAGTTTTACAATTTCAAAAAGTCCATTTCCCCTATTTTTACGAAATTTCATAACCTCATCCAATCGATTCTGTTCTTCCGGGGTACAAGGGGCGCGTCTGCGAGATTTTCTGTATTTTTTCATAAGATATACAATATCTATTACATTTCGATGGTCCCCACCAAGACTATCATAAGTTTTATCTTTACATTCATCCAAAAAACGGAGACCATCAAGTTCCCAAACCCATTCACATAAAACATGAGAGAGCCATAAAATATCGTCTGCTTTCTCTATTTTATTTTTAATAAAACGAGAAAGTGTTTCGGGTTTTTTTGTTCCACAATTACCCATTTATCTAAGTACTATGTTCAGAAATAGATGTCATTACAAAAATTAGTATGATGACACCAATCATAGAAAATAAGGCACAATATTGAGCATATTTTTGTCTTTGACGAGAAATACTATGTATAGAATTATTACGTTCCATTCTCTGGTAATGACCATTTGTAACAGGGATCAAAACACTTACACTTACACTCGCACTCGCACCCGCACTCGCTACATCCTTTTCAGTTATAAGATCACCACATTCTAAAAGCGTAAAATTCTCTCCATTTGTTCTACATATTGGACATTTTCCACTATGAACAGGTGGATTTCTTAACACCCATTTTTTCAAACACTCTTTATGTATAAACCCATTACATTCACACTCACTCATACATAAACGGATTAAACGGTTCCCTTCCACTTTAGAAGGATCGCCTTCTTCCATACATATAATACACTCTTCAGACATCTATTTTCTTTTTATAATAAAGAACATAGATTTATATAATCTTTTTAATTTCTGTCTTTGTTAATCCAGTATATCCCATTAATTCAAGACCACGAGAATATGATTCAGGTTTTGTTGGGTCATCCATGAGTTCTTTTGCTCTTTTTTTATACGCAAATGATCTGCCATCTTTATAATTAAATAATGGCACGATTTCTTGAATATTTGGATGATCCCGAAGAATATTACGCATTTCTTGAACTCTTCTAGTAATTTGTGCCCCCTTTGAAAGGCTTCTTGGAAACCATCCTTTTGGAATAAGTGATGGACTTCGGTGATGTTGGCGAATCTCTCTCACGAATATTTCTTCAGTAAGTTTACTTGTAGATACCATACCATTTGAATCCCAATCGCGTGTTCTCATCATATCCATATAACTTAATAATGAAGAACATTTAACGGCCTTCTCCATATTTATTCCCGAATAACTAAGATATTCATCGTGATAATACTGTGTTAAAATAAATGTGTCAGATGAATAATGGGAAATCGCTTTGTATAATGGAACGCGTCTCTGGGTAAGAGTTATCATAAGATCACGAGGTGTATGAGGCATTGTATCCCCTTTCCAGCCATCTGGGAGATATTTTTCGCCTTTCCAATGAATCTTTTTTACGTTTTTCGATTTAGATATCACAACTGATTTATCACATATCGCAATTACGGGATAATGATTTGCAGCATTTTTTACAAATGTAGTTACCCTCGTTGGATAACTCTCAAGAGCATCGCATACTAAAACTTCTTTAGGGGTAGACACTTTATCTTTCCGTTTGAACAAATCTCCAATTTTTCTACCGGTTCTTCGCTTAATTAAATCGGGGGCAAAGGGTGTTTTATCTTCAAAGTCATAGGCAATTTTTTGTATCCCTTTGATTTTCAAAACTTTATTCAAACAATAAGATTTTCCTGTATATGTATCACCCACAATTACAAGTAGTCCTTTTTTTTGCCCAAGGAGAGAACCTATTTCTTTTTCCAATCTCCTCTCCATATGCTATTACAATTCGTAGATGATTATATAGTTTTCAATTATAGATGTTTGGGGATCTTACTAAATTAGAAAACCTTACTACATTTGGCGCGTTTATAACTTCTGCTCTTGTGATTGAACTCATTATGATAGGATTATTCCGTCTTTCAAAAACAAGATTAGCAGGTGTTCTCATTAATAAATGGTATGATACATATGGTCTGGACGCACTTTTATTGGACACTCTCAGTGTTGTAATTGGGTTTATTTTAGCAGCAGGGTTATATGGATTCATATTTAGTGAGTTTAATGTATTATATTTCCTTTTAGTTGTTCTAGCGGTTCAAATTACCCACGACTATATGTTTTATAAATATGTAATCACTCCCATACCCAAGGGGCATAATAAGGTGATTGATACAATGAAAGAGTATGCTGAAGGTGTTAAAGCCGATGCTATTCTTGGAGACAGTTTAATGTATCTTATGGCGGTCCCTGTCGCCTCACTTCTTCTTTCGGTAGCAAACAGTTCAGAAGCAGGACCTTCATTCTTGCTTGGTGTCGCCATCTTTGTTTCCTACCCCCTTATGTACCTTCTCTACACTAGCCCTATCAAACACAGTTCGTAATTCACTACGAACTCTTTCAATGTAAAGAGTTGCATCCATAAGTTCTTCCTGGAGATGGTTTAACCAATCATCAATATTTAGATCCTTCCTATCAAGGGTTGTCCCATACTTTTTGATTCCAATTTCACTTCGTTTCCGATATTTACCAACTACAGATTCAACGTAAGGATCCATATTATAATAATGTAGTATGGTTGCTTAAGACCATCGGTCTACTTCCGGAATATATTTGTAAAGATCGTGATCTTCATAATTTTGTGTTTTACAGAAAAATAAGATATCACCCACTTCTTTATGCAGAAGTGTTGAGTATCCAACCACGTTCAGCCTCCCGGTGTGCTGGTAATATCTTCCAGGCGGAAGGCGTGTGACATAATCGTTTTTTAACACCCATCTTTCATTGCGCACAAGTTGTGATTCAACAGATTTTACAAAAGCATGATTTCCAACTTTTGGAGACCCAAATGTAATTAACTCTTTTGTCTTGTATTTTAAAGCATTAGCAGTGATTGTTGCGAGGGCTCCCCCGAGTGAAAACCCAGTAAATAATGCCCTCGTAGTGCTTGTTTTTATTTTTAATAATTCAGGCAATATTATATTAAACTGTTTATTAAATCCAGTATGAACCATTTGACTATCGCATAATCCAAAGCAACACGAAGGCTCATCTTTATGAAGTCTAGTTGGGAAAAACTTATAATTGTCGTCCCAATCTTCTTTAGAATCAGATGATTTGAAAACATAAATATCCCCTTCTTTTGCGTGTATTACAAGACATTCAACTACCAATACATTTAACCATTCGAGACTTGTAATCGTGATTGGAAGTGGTTTTAACAAATCTCTGATTGCAGAATCATTTCCAAATGAGTAATTTACGAATTTACATAATCTTAATAAAATTCCGGCACCAATCATATCTATTAAACTTTCGGTATTAGATTGTTTATTATAAACAACCTAACACATTAACTCATACTTTTCAAGCCATCGCTGGGAAACCAACGAGGCGAGCACCCATACCGAAGCCGGCACCCTGGCGGGCCGTGTAACCGACGGAAGGGGCGAAAAGGTCCAGGATAGCAAATACGGCGGCAGCCACGAGACCAATAATTACGATCTCTTCCATAGCGAGTTTTCCTTTCTTGGCAACAAACGTGGCGGCAAGACCAACAGCAAGACCTTCCACAAGATATTTCACAACACGAGTAATAATCTCATTGAGATCAAGGGCCATCATGTTCTATACCCAAACAGATATTTTTTTTTGCGTTTGAAATATATCCAGGAATCTGTAAATGAAAACAGATGTCTTCAAAAGTTTCTGAAGTTACAGAAGATTTCTTGGATACAGATCCCGCGATTCGTGGGCAAGAGTTCTGTTGTCTTTCATTTGTAAGTCCTGAAAGAGTTCTTGAGAAGAAAGAAACGTATTTCTTTAGCGAGTTTATGAAATTCTACGAAGCAAAAATAAGATTTGACACTCTTGAAAAGTTCCTTGCTGAAAACGCAAACCGTCATAACGATAAGATTGAAGAGGCTAGAATGGTTCTTACCGATACTTTCTCAAAGATTGATCTTTCAGGATTAAGTCCAGAAACGAAGAGTCTTATTCATAACCTGAGTGAGGATCTTGACCAGAAAGTCGCGAATACAAGGGTCAATATTCAGGATACATTTGACGCATTTAAAGAGCACGTATCTCTTAACAAGGAGATTCTCGTCAGCAAGAAAAACATTAAATCCGCATATGATGATTTCATTTACACTAAGGGTGAGGAACTAGAGCACGATTTCCATAAAGAGAATGATTTCAAGACGAGTGTCCGGGGCCTCAAGGTTCGCGGGGTATATAGCACTCATCGTGAAGCGTGTGCTCGTGCGCAGAAACTCCAGAAACAGGACCCTATTCATAATGTATTTGTTGGACAGGTTGGCTACTGGTTACCCTGGGATCCTGAACCGTCTAGAGTTGGTGAGCAGGAATATGCCGAGAAGGAGTTGAATGAATTGATGCGCAAGTATAAGGAGAACGATGAGAAGAGGAAGGAGATTTTCGAAAATGAGAAGGATTCGCGTGTTCAGGCTGCTAGAGATGAAGCCAAGAAGAATAATGTAACCACTCTTCCAGGAGTTGAGTCCGCCGCCTCTGCCGCTGCTGCCTCCGCTTCTGCTTCTGCTTCTGCTTCCGCCTCTGCTTCTGCTTCTGCCGCGTCCGATGCTGCAGCAACCACAGTCTCTACGAGTCTAGATTTTTCAATGCCTAGCGTTGGTGCCCCAGTAGATGCCGGTATCAAGGATATTGCCGAGGCAAGAGATATTATGGCTGAAATGGAGGCGAATCGTATTCCAATAAACCCAAGTAAAGTTGCTGAGGTCATGAAGGACAAGGATACAAAGACAAATTGAAAATATTAATAACACATATTATGTGATATAATCACATATTATGAGTCTTGTCTTTACTAAATGCCACCCAGATGCGAAGATCCCAGATATTGCGACACCAGGTTCTGTAGGATATGATTTGTGTACTACTGATGAAGGAGTTGTTCCTTGTGGTGAACGACTTATGATATCCACAGGTCTTCGTGTTGCGATTCCTTTTGATCATTACGGCAGAATTGCGCCACGTTCAGGGCTTGCACTACGAAACGGTATTGATGTTATGGCAGGGGTGATTGACCCAGATTATAGAGGAGAACTGAAGGTCATTCTTTATAATACAGATAAATCAAATGAATTTAGATTTGCCAAAGGAACGCGTATTGCCCAGATGATTATTGAGAGATGCGCGACCCCTAGCGTCCGCGAAGTAGGACCTGATTCTTTTGACGCAATCTCAACTGAACGCGGGGCAAGTGGATTTGGTTCTACAGGATATCATTAAGCCTGTATGGTAGAAATATTCACAATCTAAAAACGCTGTAATCTTACATTTGTCTTGTCTTTACCTTTAGTATCCGTAGACTCTTCCTTTACGGCAGCATCGCCTAACCACGTAGCAGAATGAATTTTGGAAGATGCAGCAGATTTCCACAAAACGGGTGAGCACAGTCTAAAATCTTTATGAAGGTCCGCTTTGTACCAAAATACTTGGTCTTCAATCTTATTACTCTTTGCCCCATTATGAATTACAAGACATTCATAATTTTCGGTACATTGGTCCATAATCTGACAAAAATAGTCAAATGTTGGGAACATTCCAGCATATTGCTCATAAATTCTTTTACGATTTGAAAATACATTTTCACGAAGAATGAATACATAATCAATGTTTGTTCGTAAGGCAGGGGGGACACCCAAAGGATACTGCATTGTAATGATGCTTAAAATTTTAAGATGCCTACCGTTCATAAAAACATACCTCATTTCTTTTGTTCTTGACCATGTATTATCAAATAGACAATCATCTAGAATCAAGAAGCAATTAGGGTCTGTTCTAGGACGCCCATATGTCTTTTTTTCAACATCCACTTTTTCCATCATTGTTTTCTGACGTTTCAATGCTCCCAATATCAAATCAGTGCTAAACTCTTCATAAATTAGATTTGGGGGAACGTGATTTTGATAGAACTTATTTGCTGATTCTGTCGCCGAGATTACAGTTCCAAATGGAATGTGTTTTTTGTAAAATAATAAATCTTTTACTAAAACGGATTTTCCTGTATTTCGTTTACCAAGCATGACCACAGTAGAGTCATCTTTAATGTTTCGCATATCAAACTTCCGAAGGCGAACATTCATCCTCTACCATATTATTTCTATTCAAAACTGTATACTAACGAATAAAATGCGATAAAAACATAATATATAAAACAAAAAAGAATACAGTATGGATAAAATACAATCACTCCCACTAGAATCTAAATTATGGGAGGATTTGGAATATCTTGGATTTAAGAAAAGTCAATTCTTCTTTCCTAGTTTTCCTGGTTCTGATACTCTTCCAATTTCACTTGATAAACTTATGACATCATATCATCTGAAGACGGGATACAGTATATTAGGAATATCTGGAAATAAAGAACTCCAACAGGGGTGTCACAAATCGGTCCTTGCTAGTGTCGTAGATTTATGTGGAAACACTTCTTTGATTAATTCTCATATCAAATCAGTTCCAATTTTGGATGTTATTGATGTTATGAAAGGAAAATATGTTCCTGAAAAAGTGGTAACATATTTACCAACACGAGAACGGGAATTAGGACATACTTATGAGAAGATACACGATCCCAATAATCAGGCATATGTAGATTGCCTTGCTGGGTATTCCCTCAATATGCTTAAAGATAAATGCCCCGGTTTCCCAAGATTTATAGGACATTTTACAGGGTTGGCCCCAGAACTTAAGGTTGATATTACAGAAGATTTTTATAGCATACGAAATGAGGCATGGTTTCATAGAGGAATGTGTTCTCGTTTTTCTATTCAAGTACAAGAAGGCGAACTAGAATCAAAGAGTGGAAAACAAGCACGGGAGATTACAATTACAGATGAAGAATTTGGTTTCACAGAAGAACTAAAAACGATTGCAGAAGGTCCAGAAGTCATTGCTAAAGAATGGGGTGATGAAGATCAACAAATAGAGGAAATTTATGTTCATGGAGACGGAGGAGACGATGAAGGAGACGATAGTGAAGAATTTGAATCTGAAGAAGAAAACGAAACAGATGATGAAGATGATACAACACAAAGTGAGGGTGAGGAGACAGAAGGAGACGATGACGAAGATACAAAACAGGCTGAAGATGATGATGATGACGAAGATACGAAACAGGCTGAAGATGACGATGACGATGATGACGATGATGACGATGATGACGATGATGACGATGATGATGACGATGATGATGACGATGATGATGATGACGATGACGAAACAGACGACGAAGATGACGAAACAGACGACGAAGATGACGAAACAGACGACGAGGATGAAGGATTGTTTTTTGCGGTAATACCAAATATGCCAGTTCAATCTGCTATCTATGAAACGCTAAGTGGTCCTATTGATACACTTCTCTGTGATTCGAGTGTTACTGAAGAAGAATGGCTTGGTATTATGTTCCAAGTCTGTTTCAGTTTAGCAATTGCTCAAAAGTATGTGTCATTTATCCATAATGATCTACATACAAATAATATTATGTGGACACCTACAACCCAAGAATTCATACATTACAAAGTTAAAAATCACATTTATAAAATACCGACATATGGAAAAATTATAAAAATTATTGATTATGGAAGGTCTACGTTTAAAATGGGAAAACAACAATATATGAGTGATGCCTATCGTCCCAAGGGTGATGCAGCGGGACAATATAATTGTCCGCCATTTTTTGATCCAAAAGAAACAATCGTTCCTTTGAATGCGAGTTTTGATTTACCAAGACTAGCGTGCAGTATGTATGAAGGTTTATATTCTCCCTCACATAACCACACGTCACAACCCTTGAGCAATATGCTACACAGATGGCTTACAGATTCAAGAGGAAAAAATATCCTTTGGAATCGGCATGGAAATGAAAGATTTACTGGATTTTTATTATATAAACATATTGCTCGTCATTGTAATGATTGTCTCCCTGAAAAAGAGCTTTTAAACACCGAGTTCAAGAGATTTATAACTGACACAGGTTGTCCAGACTATGTTTTAGAATGAAGGCCTACCTGTTTTAAGAGAATCACTCAATGCCTCAGGAAGGACATCATCTCCTGAAATAATAGAACCGCCGAGGTAAGAACTTAAAAACCCGAGTAAAAATATTTTAATAAGAGAACCTTTTTGAATATCCGTAGAATCTTGTGTTTGGAACATTGTATGATCCATCCACAATAACCCACTTGCGAGTATGCCTACACACAATGATATGATAAGAAGACTCATTCTGTCTTCTGTATTTAAAAATATTAGGCCAATTCAATCACATCTCCCATATCAACCTCATCCTTTTCTGTAAGAGGAATTGTTTCAATCTGTATATCATCTACAGGACCAAGTTTCAGACCTGTATCCCATTCATCATCAGGAGGTGAATATTCAAAGTCGTCGGGATCTATAGTATTTGCTTGACGGATCTTTTGTAAAGTCTCCTCAATTCCTCCCTCGTCATCTTTGCTATCAAAGCTATCACTTGTAGAACCTACAGAAGTTGTGGGTTCTTTTGTAATACCTTCTTCTCCCTGAGTCTCCTCCTCGCGAGCTACAGGTTTCGTTATAGATGTTATTTCAGCCAACGAATCCGTATTTTTCGGCTCTACAGGTGTTTCTGTTTCACTAACCCTTTCTGCTTTTACCGATTCCTTCTCAACTGTCTCTTCCTTTACCCGTTCTGTCTCAACTGCCCCCTCTTTTACGTCCTCCTTCTCAACTGCTTCTTCTTTCTCAACTGTCTCGTCCTCCTTCTCAACTGCTCCCTCTTTTACGTCCTCCTTCTCAACTGCTTCTTCTTTCTCAACTGTCTCGTCCTCCTTCTCAACTGTCTCTTCCTTTACCCGTTCTGTCTCAACTGTCTCTTTTTTTACATCTTCTTTCTCAACTGCTTCTTCTTTCTCAACTGTCTCGTCCTTTGTCTCTTGTGTATCAACTGGCCTCTCTGTCTCACTTGTAGAAGGTGTTTCCATAGTATCAGTGGTTTGTTCTACAGACTCCTTGGAAGGTTCTTCTTTTTTAATAATGTCCAGAATAAGATCACCGCGTGCATCATAATCAATCACATCTCCAAGAATCTCCTTAACAGGGAGCATTCCACGAATTGTATTGCGGATTGCTGAAGAAATAATATCTTCTGCTTGACGAAGATTCTTTTGTATTTGAACCTTTGTAATCTTATTCTGGGATTCATTTTGATAAAACAGATAGGGGCTCTTCCAGAATTCACGAGAACATTGCATCATACATTCGTATAAAAACTTGTTTGGCGTAGGAACTTGAACTTTATAGCGATCTTTTTTGTTTGCGTTTTTTATTGAAAGTAATATCTTCATATGAGCAACAAATACGGCAGTAATCAAATTATCCAAAAATTTACAAGATGATTTATGAATACAGCGGTCCGTGACTTTAATCATCGTCTTTTCGTCCCAATCAACAACTTCTTCTAACTTTTCTTGGAATCTCATCATAGGCTCTTTTGAGTTTTCAGTAAGAGAATCTTTCCAAAGTATGTAGAATTCGTCATATAAAGCCGTATTCAAAAATATGACAATTTGTTCCGTATATTCACGCCGCGCCTCCATCAGAAGCGTGCTGTTCATTCTGTATGAAAGAAAAAAAGATAGGGTAATTATCAATCGCATCTTGTAACGCATAACGATATGGAATTATTGAACCGGGGCGGTATAAGGCTACGGCTATTTCAAGAAGTGATTTTAACAAATCTTTAGGTAGTTCTGATTTGTATTTTAAAATAACATGTCTAATACATTTCAACATAGATGCCCTGTTTTCACTGTTAGTCTTCCATTCAGGAACAATATCATCCGTCGCATAAAAAATACCCTGAGATGCATTTAAAATCTTTCTTAAATCTCCATTATAATAATGTGTCATACACAATGCGTCTTCACGACTGATTTCTTTTGGTAAAACACGTTCCAAAAGTTCTTCTGGATTTTTGATGGGTTGGAATTGATGAATTTCACATATCCCTTTTAACGTATCCGATATTTCCGATAATCGGTTCATAATAAATACAAATATCCACCTTGATTCATACAGAGATACACAGTGAGACATAATATCTTGTGCCTCACTCGTCATACAGTCAGATTCGTCGCAAATAAATAACCCTCTTGTCCCTTTCTTTTCGTGATAATATTTACAGACACCGTGAACCTTTTTAAGAATGGTTTGAACCGAACGTTCCCCACTAAGATTCATAAAACGAACGGATTTGTTATAATTATCACCATAAACCTCTCTCCCATACGCACAAATCGCAGACGTTTTACCACACCCAGGTGGTCCGCTAAAGATCATATGAGGGGTCTTCCAAGGGTCTTTTAAATATTGATTAAGTTTGGTAGTTACGCTATCTTGTCCAATAACGTCTCGCAGTTTTCTGGGACGTGTCGTCTCAGAAAGCAACATCTTAGATATCTTACTCAGTTATTAGTTAGGTCTTCCGGCAATGGAAATTACATATGGATTCTTTTTTAACGGATGGAGGAATTGAGTATCAGTGCGTTCAAGATTGATTTTAGCCCCCTGCGTTGGCTTTAGGTTTGTGGAACCGAATGTTCTTCGGTTCGCAGTAGCCTCTTTGATTCGTGTAGGAGCCCGTGGATATTGGTTGAAATAATCAGATTGTATTTTCTTTGTGCGGATTCTTACAGCCTCTTTCCCAGAAGCAATCTTGTTCTTCTGCGTAGTTGGCGCACGGCCTTTGGCAACCTTCTCTTTCAATCTGTTTTGTCTCATTCCTTTCTCGGCTCTGCGATCATAACCACCTTCTACACTCTTCTTTGCAGGACGGATGTATTTGTTTTGTGAAGTCTGTTCGCGAGTTGTCATGGTATCAAGGTCTTCAAAGTCTTTTCGTATTCGGTTATGTTCTACGCCATATCCGGGTCTGGCACCTCCAATAAAATCATTATCTTCGGTTTGCTCCCTGATAGTAGGTTTCGCAATGTCTTCTGGATCTTTGACAGGAAGTCCCTTTGGATATGTGCTCTGCATTTCTCCAAATGTCCGGGGATTTCCAGTGAAATACATCTTTCTTCCAAATCTAGCCTCGTCTTCGTATTGATTTGGTCCAGCATATGCTCCTCCGTGTGCGACTCCTAGTTTTGTTCTTGTTCCTGTAATCGTTCTTTGGTTGGGAAGAGATGCATAGCCGTCTTTTCCATAGTCGCTTTGATGCTTTTCTCCTCCGCCTCTCCCTGCGCCATATACAGCAGGTCCAACTGGGAATTCTTCGGTCTTTGTTCTCGTTGACATTTTATGGGCAGGTCGTTTATAAGAATATGCAGTATCGGCGGCCTTTCTTACACCAAAGTATTCTCTGTTTGTGCTTGGACGATTTACAGCACGATCTACTGGTTGAGGCATAACCCTAGGTTTCAAGTATTGTCCGGTTGTGATAAGGTTACGCTCTCCGTTTTTATTCACATAGAAACGGTCAGGATGTCTATGTTTCTGTTCCCCAACAACACCACGTTTCTTAACCAGTGATTCTGGGTTCATTATCACACCTTCATAAGTCTGTTTAGGGTCGCTCTTTGGGCGCAGTTCATCTACCGTTTTGTAACGACGAAGAGCAGCCTCACGAGACCCAGCCTGTTGCACACCTCCACTTGGTATATTTGTATATCCATCACCAAGACCTGGTCCAGAGCGTATTTGTTCAAATGGCAACTCGTTGTTTCTCATTTTTGGAATCGCAATATGTTCTCGTTGATCGTCGAGTTGGTTTGGAGCACCAAATGGAGTCCCAATAGCCCGTTCCTCTCTGTTAAAGAACTGTTCGCTCTCGCGTTTTGCAATATCCATACTTCCTGCGCCGGTCATGAAATCTAAAATCTGACTGTTGGCCTCTGGGTCCACGTTTTGTTTAATGGTTGAACCAAAAAATGGAAACATATTTGTATGATATTTTGAACCGATTGGAGTCTTTAACCGTTTTTTATTGGTCACAGGGGAACCAATATCCCGTTGAATGTCTGTGGAAGGACGACTTTCATAGGGAGAGTTTTTTGCTCCACGAAATGGGGCTCTAGATAGACTAGATTTAGCGGTTTTTGGCTTTCTTTCTTCCCGGTTGGATAAATAATATCCCGCGGCAAGGATTCCTCCCATTGCAAGGTATTCCATCTGTTATGACTAGGGTGTTTTTAGTACACACTTTTCGGCTTAATCCTTCCAGGAATCGTTGGGGGATGAACACGATCCATAGAAATTCTAGGTGGTCTCCACTGGTCTTTCATAACAATCCGCGAAGATACCATCCTATCAAAGGGGGCCATCGTCTTCTCGGAAGGATTATGGTGAAGTTGTGGGTGGAATCTGTTTGAAGCCAATCCTTTGATAGCGATTGGGGGGAGTTCTAATCTAGAATTACTTGTGCGAAGGTGGGGGGCATCAGAGGCAGTGATATTTGGGATAAATGACGGGGTTCTGGCGACATGATGGCCAACAGTGTCCACAGATTCTCTATTTTGGGGTCGTCCAAGACCTCGCATATCACTCTCCATAACTACTGGAGGGAGTGTTGTAGACAACGAAGACCCCGTATATTGTGGGCGAATCTGAGAGTCTTCGGGGAAGATTGAGATCTCGGTTGGGAGAAGTCGCGAAAGATGATAACTACCAGGGCGAGATTGGCGAATCTCCTTCAAGGTATATTCATTGTCGTCAGTGGTCTTTTTTGACATCGTACTCTACTACTAAAAGGAGTTATTAGCAGTCTGAACGGGTGTAAAAATCTTTCACAATTACGATACTTTCATCTCTATGCTGGGTCGTAATTACATCAACTTCAAAAGAAGTAAAAACGGCTTCTGTTCCAACACTATGGGCATTGAGTTTTGCTTCGTGCGTAGGTTGTAATGATAATGTCTCACCTGTTCTAAAAATAGAGTTTGCACTACTATCAAAATTATCGCTGTCAAATGTTTGTAATGTAATCCCTGATTGACCGGAGACGTCTAGGATATTAATATACATATGGAAGGACGACTGACGGTTAGTTGTATTGATTTTTATAAAATTACTATTTGTGCTTTTTCCATCCAAGATAAGATATATATTTTCTACTGGGTTAAGTGTTGATGGGAAAAGTATTGAGCCGAAACTCAAGTCGTCTTCTGTAGATTCTCCAGATACAGATATAAATCCAGAAGTATCGTCACTTACAGAAGCAAATAACACTGTTTCAAGTGAATTTAACTGAGACGAAATGTCATCGGTTTTTTCTTCCAGAGATTCGACTCGTCCGCTTACATCAGAAATATCAGATAAAAGAGATGCGTTTACATTTGAAAGGTCTTCTTTTGTAGATGCACTAAGATCCGCAACAATACCTTGAAGAGGCACGAGATTATCTTGAATAGTTTCGTCTAGCGTATCATTAATCGTAGTGATTCGTCCACTGAGATCCGAAATATCAGTATCAACACGCGAACTCAAATCCGCAACAATGCCTTGAAGAGGCACGAGATTATCTTGAATAGTTTCGTCTAGTGTATCGTTAATCGTGGTGATTCGTCCACTGAGATCCGAAATATCAATATCTAATAATGATACTTGGAGATCTACATGTGAAGATAAATCATCTAATCGACCACTGATGTCGCTAATGTCTGTATCATCTTGTTCTTGTGAATCAAAAAGTCTCTGTGATACATCCAGAATTGTAGTATCTATCCTTGAAACTTGGACATCAACGTGTGATGACAAATCGTCCAAGCGACCACTAACGTCACTGATATCGGTATCCAGTCGGGAGACTTGAATATCTGTGTAGGAGGAGAGATCGTCTGTGCGACCACTAAGGTCTGATATATCCGAATCAAGGCGGGATATTTCTGTCGTGACTCTCCCAGACAAAGTTAGGAGACGTTGGGAGACATCGTCAATCGCAAGTTCTTGTTGTTCTAACACAAATGTTCTTGCAGAGATGTCTGAAATATCCGTTTGGTTTTTATATGTGATTCCTGAGATTTCTGCAAAGTTTGTGTTTGTGTTTAAATTACCGAATAGATTTCTTTTGAATGTAATATCTGTGTTTGAGACAAGACTCTGGGTTTCAACTTGGGTTGCGGAGAGGTCAGTGATTGTCGCCGCGGCAATATTCAAAGAACCTGTGTTTAGAGTTCCCGTATTGAGCGTTCCAGAAAAGATTCCTGTTGTCGCATTGAGGGTTGTGGTTTCCACAGTCCCAGCGCGTATTATCGTAGTTGGGGGAATTTCATAAGAGTATGGAGGTCTGTTTCCCGACATCTAAAGAAAAGGTGAATAAACTACACAGATTTATTCTAACAAGTCTACAACAACCATATAATCAATATTATCATTACAATCTGTGTCTCTTGCAGTAATCGTAAGAGTATTTCCAGATAAAGAACCCTTGATTTGAGACCATCCCTCGTTATTTTGAAGGAATATTTGAGGGTTTGTGAATTCACTTTCTTCAAGGGGCAAATCAACAGTTGCTGTAGAATTTGAGAGAGTGATCATGCCCCGAATGGTATGATCCTTTTTGCGTAGTTTTTCAACCGTGCGATCAATCTCTTGAAGAGCGGCAGTTGCTACCGTCCAAATCGCATCTTTATTTAGAGTATGGAAATCATCAACTTCTTTGCCGTAAAGGAATACATCGGATATATCATATTCATTCGTATTAGACAATGATATGTATTCGCTAACAGATACCGATTTCTCAACTGTATGAATTATACCCGATGTGTCTTGGATATAAACACGAATTTTTGTTCCATTACTAATATCATATGGTTCTTCTGGTTCTAAGATTAACGTATCACCACTCGTGTCAAACGAAACTTTATTATAGTAATCAGGAACAATATCTGTAACAATAGAGACGCTATTTGGTATAATTTCCCGAACTTCTTGTGCTATAAAACCAAATACCCTGTGATTACCTTTACGTATTTTATCTACATATTCGTATGTTTTGGGTTGGAGTTTTCTAAAAGTCTTTAATGCTTCATTGTCAGAAATATCCAAAATATTATTTTTAAGTCGTTTGTCACTCGTTGCGACGAATGCTGTGTTCGTTAAAATATTATTACTAGTTTTAATACTTGTATCTTGGGACTGGCTTGTTGAGACCGTGCTAGACGAGTTGGAAGAGTTAAAATATCTAAAATTACTAACAGTAATTGATGAGCTTGTATTAACTTCTAGAGGAACGGCAGGTGTAATTGTTCCAATACCTACATTTCCCGCATCTATTGTCATTGCAGTTTGTGGAATTTGACCAAGAGACGTGCCCCCCCTTCCGGTCTTAAAAAAAACACGAGTGTCAGGGTTTACATTATTATTCCTTGAATCTAGGTCTATATTGAATGTCATCACATTTGCACCTGGTGTACCGTTATACCATGAGCGAAATACAGATGTTGGTGGTGGTTGGTAGGTTGTTCCACCTACTGGAGTGTTATTAGGGATTTCTATATAAACTGAACCACTAACTTCTAATGGATACGTAGTTGGTGTTCTGCCAATGCCTACATTACCATCAATTGTTGTATTTCCAGTCACACCAAGTGTTCCCCCAACTGTTGCATTACTATCAAGTGTCGTAGCCCCAGTCACATCAAGTGTTCCCCCAACTGTTGCATTACTATCAAGTGTCGTAGCACCAGTCACATCAAGTG